GAATTCAAATCATTAATTTTTATCTGCATATACATCCAAAAAAATCTCCACTACCATCATTCATCACGTGAGCATTTATTGGCTCACCGTAATAGGTAGTTAGTTTTAATCTCAAAATATCACACATATCAAAGCAAGTTATACCAACTTGTTTTATCAAACTTAATCCCTTTAACATTTCTTTTGTTACGGGGACTAAATGGTATAACCCGTCCGTTAGAATTATTAATTCCATCTGCAAACTCCTTTATGTATTTATACCAAAGATCTTTGTATTTAGGATCTTTAGTTTTTTCCCAAAGCTGGGCCATTTCATTTATCTTCTTTGTCATCATGTTTTCTTGTCCCCCAGGATATTATTTTTTTTAAACCGGGCGCTTCAAGTTCTAGTTTAGCATATGGGCGCCATGCTTGTTTCATTAAGTTTAACTCTAACAATAGTACAGACCATTGTTTAGGAGTTATGTTACTACTTTTTATTACTACTTTCTTTACCATTAAGTGTTTTTTTTAAAACAGTTGTCCAAGGGTTAAGGTCAAAGTCTTTACTGCAACTTGTGCATACCATCAGCAGTAATATACAAGTGATTATCAGTTTCACTTACTTCCCCTTCTGATTCACACAAAGAACATTGAAGGACAATTTCTTCACGTCCTTCTTCGATCAATGCTTTTAAATACCCATTACCTTTACACTTGGGACAAATTTTAGTCTTTGGTGTTTCCATTTGGTTTACCTTTTTTTAATCTTTTCATTTCTTTCTCTACTATGTACTCAAGAGTCTTTGACAAAGACAAAGGCACCTCAAATATTTCTTTACTCAATACAATTACGTTATTATAAGTTGGCTTATTAACGCAAATGTTTTTAAATTTAGTTGTGTCTGTCATATTTCCTTTTTGTTATATAGTATAGGATAATATACAACTTCTAAAAGATGTCAAGGGGATTATGAAATTTATTTTAACAATGATTATTTGTACCAGTGTATACAACACTTGTCTGGAGCCATTCCCTATGGCTGAGAGATACAATACTCACTATGAATGTATGATTGCCGGCTACAATGAAGCTCTAGATAAAGCAAAAGAAATTGGTCCAAAAGATATTAATGAATATGGAACTATTATAAAATTTTTCTGTATGCCGGAAAAGGATTATCCTCCTGAGAAAAAAGGAAGCTTGACTTAATATAGAGTGTGATATAAATGTCACACCACACACCTTTTTCTTTCTGCCTTTATTTCTTTAAAGGCAGGAAGTTATCTCCCCTGACGGTTGTATGGTTTAAAACTTCTTTTTTCTGCTTTATTTTTTCGTTTTTTGTGAACTCTAGGACGCTTTGGTGGCTTATCTCGCGGTGTAAAGCTAGTAAATTTAATCCTGGCCATGTGGAGAACCTAGTTTAATATTATCCTTGCTTGCACTATGAGGAATATAACTTATTTTTCCATTAACTTTTTGTTCAAGATCATAACCACACGTCATACATCTAAAAATAGTTTCATATATAGATACTAAAACAGTATGACACTTACAATTCGGACAATCTCCATTAACTATTTCTGCTTCTACTTTAGTGCCTTGTTCCAGAAATTTTAATTTTTTATCACGCATGTTCTTGAGCTTGTTTTTGACAATCTGCGCATGATTTTTTAAATCGCGCATGAGTTGAGCAAACAAACGGGACATGTACTGGGATCTCGGGATTCGGCACATCTTCGTATAGCTCTAAGTGTGGGTCTTTTTCTATTTTTGTTGGCGTGAATAAACCTTTTATCCAATTTAAAAATTTTGTAATCATTAATATATATCCTTAATAGATTTCCATCTTGTATCTATGTCCGTTGATTCCGAATAATCCAAGTGAGGTTGTTTAATGGGTTGCTTTCCAGATACTTCTATGTCTGTAGTTTCTGGTGGCGTGTCCATTGGTACTTGTCCAATAAAAAAAGATTCATCGTTTTGAGTCTTTTTAACTGGCCTTGGTACTATGACTTCACTCGTTATATCCCTGATCTTCGTCATATTTATTTTTTCTATTATATACCTTTTTATTCTTTACCACACGGGGTTGGTAACGTCCATCACTTAATTGTTGAGCAACCCTATTTCTAGGTCTATTCTTTTTAAGGAAAAATGCGTATGATTTTTTATTCAAGGATTAATGAAAGAATTTTCTTCTCACCCATATATATCTCGGTGTTAGCTTTAGATTTAATGCATTTATACTGCACTCTACTCTCAGCTTTCAACTGTCTCTCCGCGATACGCTTCCCTTTAAGGCATTTTGAGAGGCTGTCCATATGTAAGTGTTCCTTAATTTCATGGTCCACTATCATTAATAATGCAAAAACTATTTCAACCATTAGTGAGTTCCGTTTCCGTTAGCAAAAGTTCTTTGCTTATCTTTTAATTTTTCAATGTCCGATAATATCTTTTCTACATCTTTTTGTAAACGTTCTATATTAACTGTATTTGACATCATATCCTGCATTGCTGTTTCTATTTTTTCTACTTGTCCACTCATATGTTCTATAAGCATAAATTGTTCGCTATCTGCCGGAAGCGAACCAAGTTGGCCCCGTGGCCATTTGATTCTAAATTCTGTATTTTCAATTAAATCTTTTTGCATTAATTCTACTTGAGTAGAAAGTCGGTTTTGGGTCTCAATGATCCCAAAATATGCCCAGGTTCCAATCGCGACCATACAGATCAACGAGGCTACCGTCTTCATAGGCATTTGTACTTTAGCTTCGTCTGAAATCTTGAGTGCCATTAGTTATAACTATACCCTGTGTTGCCTTGTTCTAATTTTTTAAATAACTCTTCGTGTTGTTCCATGATCTCTTCATCTGAATCCATCATACTATCCATTTTATCTTCTAACTTTTCTACTGTTCTTTCAAGTTTATCTACTTTATCTAAGACTACTGCTTGTTGAGTAGACAGCTCGAACGTACGAGTCAGACTCCAGCCAGCTAGGGCTAGTAAAATTCCGACTAATAATGTCATTAATTTTTCAATCATTATTTACCTTTGGTTTTGGCTTAGGAAGTATATAGTCTTTTTGGTCTATTTTCAATAAGGGCTTTGGAGTATGCCCTGGTGACCCATATAGAGCTAAAAGGATTAATGCACCCCAAAGCAATGCAATATAATATTTTTTTACTCTTTGGAGCTTAAGAATCTTTTTTTGTGCTAACAGGATCCTCAACTTCTGATTCGTATTCATTTAATACCCTCATAGTTGTTCCTTTACGTTTATTGACATGACAGACACTCTTCTCCATCATTTTTAGGATCATTACATGCACAATCTGCGCAACTGCAAGAACCATATAAATCACTGTGAGCATCTTTACTACAATGACATAGACAATTACAATTCTTACACCTATTCTGTGCTTTATCTTCCATAGATCCCTCGCTGTTAGATTAGTTTAGAATATTATAGAGCCAATTACAATACCAACAATTACCGCCGCTGCAGTAATTTTATGGTCTAGCCATAATTTTTGAACTTGAACTTTTATTTTTTCCATAGTTTCTCCTTAATGTATGTCTCCCCAGTTTTTACCGGACTCATAGTCTACCTTGTTTGGTATCTCTAAGTCAACTGCTGATTCCATAACTTCTTTAATTAATTTAGCTTGTTTATCACTTTCTACAGAAATATCCAGTTCATCATGTATCTGTATATGAGGAACAATTCCTTCTTTATATAACTCTAACATAGATTTTTTAGTCATATCAGCAGCGGATCCTTGAATTAATTTATTTAAAGCCTTGTATGTATATGCCCTTCTAATACCTGGACCATGTTCTTGTACTGCTTGTTCAAATGGTAACGCTTTATGCATACCAAAAGTGTTTGGTTCCCATAAATGGAAACGACATAATCTCCCTCCCAATGTTCTAATTTGTCCTCTTTGTTGGGCTCTGTTAGAAACGCCTTTCATTAAAGACTTAACAAATGGAACTTTGTTATGATAAATAGAAAAAAGTTCCTCTGCTTTTTCCTTACTCACCCCAAGTTCTGCTTGAAGTTTTGCTTTTCCCATTCCATAAAATAATCCTAGATTAATTGTTTTAGCTTGACTTCTAGGAATGTCTGCCATCTTTGCAACAATAGTATGAAAGTCTGCGTCTCCTTCTTGGTAGGCATTTTTTACATTAAAGACGCTTGCGTCTTGATCCAGGGATGCATAGTGAACTACTAATCGTGGCTCTTGTTGATTGTAGTCAAAGCATCCCCAGTCGCAACCAGACTCAGGTATAAAGAGGGATCGGATCAATGGACCCAGGTCTTTGTTACGAGCGGGAATTTGTTGTAAATTTGGGTTAGAGTAACTAAATCTACCAGTTACTGTTCCTCCATTGTCAGATCTAATTTGATTAATATCTGCATGGATTCTCCCACAATGTTCATAGCGAATAATTGTATCAATAAATGTTGTATGAGCCTTGTTAACTTCTCTCGCTTCTGCTATCATCTTAACTAAAGGATGTTCATGAGACGAAAGGAAATTTTTTGTAAATGATGGAGCTTGTGTTTTCGCAGTTCGTTCGAAAGGTAAATTTAATTTTTCAAAAACTTTGGCAATCGATCGTGCTGCCCATATTTGAGGTTCTATTCCTGTGTCTTTTTTTATTTTGTGGAGTAACATTTCTTCTTGTAATGTTAACTGTCGCTTCACTTCATGAGCTTTGCTCACGTCCACTTTCACACCAAGAAATCGCATGTCAACCAGACAAGGAAAAAGATCAGTCTCTAATTCAAAAATAGCTCCTAGATCCTGGTCGCTTAATTCTTTTTGCAAGACTTTCCATAAAGCTAAAGTTATTTCTGCGTCACGTTCTGCGTAAGTTCCAACATACATTGATGGTAGCTTCCACATGTCTGCTTTAGGATCAACTCCCCATTCATTAGCAGCAGCTCTTAATTCTGTTTCGTTTTTACCTTTACCAACATAATCCCAACCTAAACTATTAAGATCATATCTAAATCTATTTTCATTGACGAGTGACGCTGCAATCATGGTGTCATAAATATTTCCATTTATTTTTATTCCCATCGATCGAATCCAACACACATCATACATTGCATTGTGAAAAATTTTATCTGAAGGGGATTGACAAATGTCCGTAAACCATTGAATTACCTTACTTTTTTCAAGGTTCCCACCACCTTCATGATCGAAAGGAAAGTATCCTGAGTAGCCATCAACAGCTACAGCAATCCCTACAACTTTACCCTTACCAATTACAGAACCTGATCCCATTGATTTTAAATCTGGATCATATGTTTCTAAATCTATTGCAATTGTATCTGCTTGTCTTAAGTCTGGAAATTCATCAGGCTTAACCCATTCTGTTTGTGCTTCAAACATCATTTATTTATCCCCCAGGAGTTAGGTGTTGGTTTAGTTTCTTTTTTAATTTCTTTAGTAGCGTAATCTCTTTCAATAATCATTTCTATAAAGTGAATTGCTTTTTCTAAATCTTGTTTTTTTCCTTTCAGTCTGTGTCTCAAGATATATTTTATAACGCAACCTTCAGGATAAAGCAACTCATTTTCGATTACGAATTTACTTGGCTGAATTTTAAATTTCTGATAATGTGATCCGCCAATTTGTTTATCATATGGATTTTTCATATTTTAAATTCTTTTCCTTTATTGTTTGATTTTATTAAATATAAATTTTGTTTGGTTCGAGTAACTCCTACATACCATACACGATATTCCTCATCTTGTTTTTCTTGAGATTTTTTTGCTCCTTTGATAGTATTCGCCGTTTGATTTAAAAATAGAACTACATTAGTAGCTTCCCCACCTTTTGCTCCATGAATTGTTGAAACTTTTATTCTGGGATCTTTACTTAAGTCTTCACCATTAACTAACATAGCTTTCATATATTCTTTTTTAGTAACAGGTACATTTTTAAAAGCTTCATACCATGTAAGATGAGCATTGAGATTAGTTTCTCCTGTTAATTCTTCAAGTCTTTGTCTTTTTATATCTGGAGGATTTAATCCTTGAACAAATTCATTCCAAATTTTTATATCTTCATGTAAAGTTTTGCCAATGCTGTTTCCTTGAGCGGTTTGAAAAAATAGACCCTGTCTTTTTAAAAAAGGGAGAACTGGTTGTAATAAGGAATTAGTCCTTGCTAAAATTAGCCAGTCTCCTTGCGTAAGATCTATGTCACTTAATTTAAAACGTTCTATAATTTCACCTTTTTCATCTCTTGGCAGATAATCTTTTTGAAGTCTATGTACTCCTACGCGAGTTATTATATCTAAAGCCTTTGTTTGTACATTAATAGGAACTCTTCGAGATTTAGTTAATCTAATATCATTGCCTTTAAAATTAATAAAAGATCTAACGTCAGCTCCAGCCCATCCAAAAATAGCTTGATCATCATCTCCTGCCACCCATACATGTGGTTGAAATTTTTCTTCGCTGTTTTTTATAAGAACGTCGAGCATTTTCCACTGTAGTTTAGAAAGATCCTGCGCTTCATCTACTATAATAACTTTAAAAGCTTTACTACTTTCTGCCTTTAAAAATTTTTCAATCATATCATTATAGTCAATAAGACCGTAGGTTTTTTTATAGTTATTTATTTCTGCAGCGATTGCTTCTAATTTAAATCTTTCAATCCATGTCAAATGTTCGTTTTTATCAAACTGTTCAAGAGGACTAATCTGTTGGAGTCGTGCTAAATTAATAAGACTTAAGTATACC